TTCCCTTTCTAGTTGCCGCAATTTCATTATTAGCAATTCTTAAAGCATCATGTTGAATAGTCAAACCAGTGACGCTATCTTGTGTTTCAGGCGATACTCCTGCTCCATTTTGATTTATATATGTTGGTCTATTATTCAACCTGGAAGCAGATTCCCAATATCTATATACAAATGTTACCGAGAGCTTCATCACATCTTTAGAAGCATAATCTAATTGAATAGAGTTCATAGTTTTAGGATAACATTCACGTAAAACTATAGTGTACTTAGGTTTATTATCCAAATCTTCTACTACAATAGTGACATCTTTTACATAATCATTATAGTAATTTATTGTTCTATCCATAGGATTTTGAACACGAATCATCCAATCATCAAAGTATTGTTTAACTCTCATATTACTGTCTACATAAAATGACAGAGTGATAGATTCGAATAATCGTTGATAAGGCATCTCCCTTGTCTCACCATAAGTTAGGCATGGGTTTGTTTGGATGTTTAATCCTGGTAAGTTTACTTGTTCACAATACATTCCAAGTAGATTTGCATTTGCAGAATCTAACGCAGTGGATTCTGGAAAGATAACAGAATACCTTGATGTCCGCATCATTCCCGTATCTTTTACTGATGATATAAAATCGTTTAATGATGCCATTACATGTAACCTGCTTTTTTCATTGAATCCTTCCAAACTTGAGAACTATTAGCACCAACAAATTGTTGATTGGGCATCATCATAGCTGTTGCCCAATCTACTCTTTCTATTTCACGAAATTGTGAACGAACCTGTGAATACAAATACATATGAACGCAAGATTCTAGTAACTTTAGACTAGATGCTCCTGTTATTAACTGCCATGATAATTGTAATTTTACTCGTTTAGTAAGTGCTTTAGAACCATCTATTTCTGTTAATCTATCAAGTAATTTTATTCTAAAAGGTACTGGCATATAATGCATATTCAAACCTATAAACCCACCTTTCACCGTATTGAATGGAAACAATAGGGGAAACTTATCCCAATATGGCAAGGTATCTTTATGTTTAGCGTCATAAGCAAACATATACAACTTGCCGGGAATAACTTTACTTGGGTGAATGCCTGATGGATTATTGATTACTCGTTTAGCTGTAAAACCTTGTCTACTTATTAGTAATGCTTGTTGAGTATACCAAGAATAAGACTTTTTTGTGATATCATTTATGTTATATTTATTAGCAGCAAATATGTCATAATATGTTGCCGGCTTTTTTTCTTGTTCAGCCATTATTTTATCCCCAAGTGAGATTCGTTGAGTACGACAAATTCCCAGCCTCTATCTTTAGCAAATCTATCTGCTGCTTCCCATTTTGACATATTCTTCACATAGGTTAAACTTTCATTTATGTATCGTTTTGTATTCTTACCCTTTATAGGAGGGATACATTGACTAGAGGGTTTGATTTCAACTAAAAAAGTTTTCAGACCACCATCTTTGTTTCTAACTTGTATTCTAAAATCTAGGAAGTATCTATGAACCTTATTATCAGTACCACATCTATATGGAACGATTGTTTCTTCACTAGACCACTTAATCACATTAGAATTCATATCACACCAATTAGCAAATCTAACTTCCCAAGAACTTCTTGTTATTATGCCTAAATGGTTTCCATCATACTTTTCGGGGTGTTGAGGTATCCATCTTCTAGGTTCAGGAAATTTCTTTGCCATAAAATTGTAATAAATAAATTAATAATAGTATTTATTAAAGGTTTCAATATGATTACAAATAAGAATACAAATACCAAATATAACATATCACAATTAATGTACCCAGATAACTTATTGGATCCAGTTTATGGTGGAAATATGGTTGTGTTCTTTATAAATGTGGCAAAGGCGTCTAAGTTTATACCTAACGGTCAGAACCAAACTATTGATATGTCCCAGTTAGATACTCCTTCTTTACGAGGTTTAACTATAGCACGCAATGTTTCTGGTACGAATGCTGCAATATCTGGTGTTGCGTCTGGTTTAGGTGTAGCAGCACTCGCAAGTGTACTTGGAGGTTGGCAAGATGTTAAAAAGGCAGTAGGTTTGGCGGGTGTGGCTAGTGGAGTTTCTTTAGCTGCTGCGTTTGAGATAGCAGGTACAACCACAAGAGAACAAAAAAGATTAACTTCAGCAATCGCACTTCATATGCCCAATGACCTTAGTATCAGATATTCGGTAGGGTGGGAATCAGAAGATATGTCTGGTGCAGAGATGGCATCTATGAGTATGCAAGGTGCTGGTGAATCCCTAATGAAATCAAGGTCAGAGTTGAACCCATCGGGTATGATATCTTCAGTTGCAGCCGCTGTGGCAAATTTAGGTTTATCTAAAGGTGCGGGTGGTTCATATGCTTCTGTTAGATCAGGGTTGGCACCAAATCCAAGAAAAGAGATGGTGTTCAAAGGCGTTGACTTTAGAAGATTTAGTTTTACTTATCAGTTTTTCCCTAGAAGTGAAGCTGAAGCACAAAATGTTCAAGAAATAATTAGAGTGTTTAAGTTTCATATGCATCCAGAATATAAAGATACTAACAGTTTCCTATATCTATATCCCTCTGAGTTTGATATATCCTATCAAACTAAAAGTGGTGAGAATACACATATACATAAACACACTTCTTGCGTATTGACAGATATGAATATCAACTACACTCCTCAAAATAATTTTAACGCATTTTCTAATGGTATGCCCACACAAATAAATATCACACTTGAGTTCAAAGAACTTGCTATTCCAACTAAAGAAACTATAGATAAAGGTCTATAATATGTACTTTTCTAACTTTGAAAATATGGTGTATGAATTTAATATAGCAGGTAAAGATACTGCTATCTTTCTAAAAGACATTACTAGAAATGTTAGGTTTGGGCGAGATGTTCTGGCTAACATAACGGTATATGATGAATATGACATTATAGGTAATGAAACACCAGAACATATTGCAGAGAAGTTTTATGGTAATCCCCAATATCATTGGGTTATTATGTTAGCAAATGAATGTTATGATTATGCATCTGATTTTCCACTAGCACAAGATATATTAGAGCAATACATAAGCGATAAGTATGACAATCCATACGGTATACATCACTATGCTGATAATGCTGGGTTTGTTGTAAATTCTGACGCTTCAGGCGCAGTTTCTGTTTCTAATTCTGATTATGAATATAGCATAAACGAATCTAAGAGAAGAATCAAGATTATTCCCCAAATATATGTCAATCAAATCATATCAGAATTTAAGAAAATAATATAATGGATACTTCCCAAGCGATAGTTAAAGCGGGTGATGTTAATATAGAATTGATTCAGATCACTACGGCTCAGGGATTCTACCAAGATATTACTAATCAAGTAATGGCAATCCAAATCTTTGAAGATTTATTTTCTCCATTTACTTCAGGCACGTTAGAGATTATGGATTCATTAGACTTACTGAATGTATTTCCTCTAAATGGTGAAGAGTATTTAGATTTAAAAATATCTACCCCAACATTAGAAACTAGTAATATTGATCATGAATTTTATATTTATAAGATGACTAATCGTGTTAATTCTGGTGATAGATCATTAGTTTATACGTTACACTTTATTTCAAGGGAAGCATTAACCGACCTTAACACAAAAATCAGTAAGACATTTTCGGGTAAGTGTTCTGATATTGTTAAGCAGTTATTGATAGATAAAACACATGGGTTAAATGTAACCAAACCTTATGTGATTGAAGAAACTAAGAACGCAACTAAGTATATCTCAAACTTCTGGCCACCAGTCAAAAATATTAATAATGTAGTTGAATCTTCTGTTAATATGAATAATCAAAGTTCATATGTATTTTATGAAGATAGAAAGGGTTTCAATTTTGTATCTTTGGATACCTTATATAGTAAAAATATATTTCAAGAGTTTGTTTATGATGTGTATGTGAGAGATAATCAAGGTAGTCTTAAGACCACAAGAAATGTGACAGAAGATTATAAACGCATTAGGGAAATTCGTGTTCCAACTGAGTTTGATTATATAGAAAGAGTAAGAGGCGGAATGTTTGGTTCAAGGATGTTTACTCATGACCTATCATCTAAACGATTTTCAAATAATGTTTATAATATGCTAGACAACTTTGCTGACCAGAATCATCTAAATAAATTCCCGTTAGCTTCTAATAAAGTGTCATACAGTTATAATGAATTAGTAATGAAAGTTCCAAAATATCATAATAACTTTGCCGATTTTGGTGATTCAACTAACGCAAATTCTATACAGAATAGAATATCACTAATGGCTCAGATAAATGGAAACAAACTTGAGATAGTAGTTCCTGGTAGATTTGATTATACAGTAGGGTTGAGGATTGAATTAAAACTATATAAGATAGAACCTAATAGCAAAACAGATAGTAAATTAATAGATGAGATGTTATCTGGTACTTATTTGATATCGGCAATCAATCATTATGTTAGTAGAACTATGCACGAATGTACTTTTGAATTGGTGAAAGAAAGTTTGTTAATTGATTTGGATAGGAAGAAATAATGTTTTATACAGGTTGTGTTGAAAACAGAAATGACCCTCTTAAGTTAGGTAGATGTCAAGTTCGTATATTAGGACTTCATACTGAGAATAAGATTAACTTACCCACATATGATTTACCTTGGGCGTATCCATTAGGTTCTATTAATTCAGCATCTATCTCTGGATTAGGTTGGTCGCCAACAGGAGTGGTTCAAGGAACTTGGGTTCTAGTTATCTTTATGGATGAAGATAAACAACAACCTATAATGCTTGGAACTATTGGTGGGATACCTCAAACTAAATCTGCTATGTTAATATCCGATGCTACTGGTGGAGATTTAGTTACAACTGATGACTCGGGCGAACTAACAAATACTTTTGGTAGTTCTGTTACTGATATTATTGATAGTATAGCAGATGGAGAACCTAAAGGTGTTACACAAGAAACTTCCAATAAGTATCATATCAATGCAGTTACTGTTCAATTATCAACAGGTAGTTCTACTACATATGAAGTTATTAGTAATGAAACTGATATTGTAGTTAGTCGGGCAACATATAATGAAAATACAAAAAAGTATGATACAGAATTATTAAAACCTGAACAATATGAAGACTTTCAATACTTACCGTTTAAAGGTACAACAAAACCCTTCACTGATCAAACTGATATACTAACATATTTTGATACTAACTTCTAGGAAACATAATGGCAGATCCAATTGAAAGCATACCGATTCCAGATACGCCACCTACGGGTTATGGAGCAACAGAAAGTTCTATGCGAGGTATTGCTGCCTTAAAGAAAGCATGTATAGAAGGTGGTTTAACTTCTAAGTATGCTATATGTGCAATGTTAGGTATATCAGGTATAGAATCCAAATGGATTCCTATCGTCGAAGGCCAATATAGTGTAAAGAACCTTATATCAAAGGGTGCAACTCCAGAAGATGCCGCAAAGTATGCTAGAAAGGGAGTATCTCCTCAAGAACATTTTGGATTTGTATATGGAACATTAAAGAATAAATCACCAGCAGAAGGACAGTATTTTGGTCGAGGATTTATTCAATTAACATGGTATGCAAACTATAAGAAGTTTGGTGATAAATCTGGATTAGATTTAGTAAACAAACCAGACTTATTAATAGGAACTGATGATGCAACTATGGCAAGGTGCGCTAAAGTCTGTGTTGAGTTTTTTAAAGGTACTATAAAAAATTGTTTAGAAGCACAACATAAACCAGATTTCATTAACAAAGCCTTATCGGCAGTAAATGCTAAAGATCCACATAATGGTAAGAAGATAACATGTTATGAATACTTTTTAGGTGGAAAAGCAGCAGCACCTCCAACTAATAAAGATGCTACAAGCACAACTGTCAATATGACTGCTGCGGAAATAGCCACTGCCCCTGCTAATAAGAGAGATGCCTACACTGAAGATAGAACTGGAAACTTTAATACGGACGGATTTACTGACCCAGAAGGAAAGTATCCATTAAGAGATTATATGAATGAACCCGACACCAATAGACTTGCAAGAGGTATATTGAAAGGGACTCATATTGATTTTAAGGATTCTAGTAGAAGAACAGATATACCTATAGCAAATGGTGCAGAAGGTGGTTTTTGGGATCAACCCCAATCTTCTTACAATACAATTTATCCATTCAATAAAGTATTTGAATCTGAAGGCGGTCATGTATTAGAATTTGATGATAGCCCAAATGGTGAGAGAGTTAATCTCTATCATCGTAAAGGAACATTCATTGAAATAGATCCTAATGGTTCACAGATTAACTATATTGTTGGTGATGGGTATTACATAGTAGAGAATAATGGTAATATTTTTATTAATGGTGCGTGTAATATTACCACAGGAAGCGACTGTAATATTTTATGTCAAGGTAATGCTAATGTAGAAGTTAAAGGTACTTCTGATATTGTTCTTCACGATAACGTAAACATTGGTTGTGCCACAGATTTAAATCTTGCAGTTGGTGGAGATTTCAATGTATTAGTTGAAGGAAACTATAATGTTGAAGTAGGCAAGACGATGAATACTAGAGCCGTCGGAACAATGTCTTTAGAATCAACCGATGCTCTTAAGTTAAAGACTGCTAAGACTATGAGTATGGAAGGTGGCGATACTGCTTCTACTGCCGAGACGTTAATGAAAATGTCAAGTAGTTTCAAACTAGAGACACCTGCAGATTTCCAAATTAAAGCAAATACCTTTACATTAGATGTTGCAACAGATACTAAAATAAAAACGAAGACATTGTTGATTGAGGTTGAAGAAACTACTAAAATTAAAACAGATAAATTCCAATTGGATGGAACCACATCTACAGATATTCTTACAGGAATGTTTAATACTACTACAACTA